TGTTGTCTGAATCACCATCTTTGGCTGGTACAAATCCCATGCTCAACATTGTTTCCCTTTCAAAAGGCGTGCAGTGAGGGCGAAACACAAACAGTCTACAAGTGAGATTATCCTGACTGTAGTAAATCCTATATCGTACCTGTTCCACACCCAAAGCGTCAGCCAGTTCCTGCGATGAGAATGTTTCAGGCCAAGACTCGTTCACACTGGCACGAGTCTTTTCAAAGTAGAAATCCTGCATACGTTGTATGGCCGATGCCTTGTTGTCCGCTAGCGTTTGCTTGCACCATGCAATCTTGCGGTCCAGCATCTCCGCAGTGATTTCATTGGTCATTCTTCAACTCCGAAATATTTTTTGATAGCATTCATATGATAGTCTTCGTTGTAGCCACCGACATTTTTTACAGCTTGGACACATTCCCGAACAATCAACTCGGCGAACTTTTGTTCGAACAAGTCCGAATTCACAGACAATGTGATATTTGATACAGGATGCCGGGTAGTAGCATATTCTCTAGCCTGTTCAGCAAGTTCTCGAATTCTATCGTTCACGATTCAACTCCTAAATGTTGTTTGGTTATTTTGGCACATTCTTCAATAACCAACTTGGTGTATGTTGCCAATTGTGCAGGGGTAAGCAAGGCCGATCCATAAGGTGCAGCCTTGACCACATCAACAGGTTGATTACGGGCTTGAGCCAGTAGTGCAAACATTCTATCGTTCATTTCAAATCTCCGCGCAAGGTATGCCACATCTTAGGATCAGTGCCCAAGTAGATGCGATACTTTTGATAATTACGCCACTGGCTCAGTCTGTTCACACCACGCTCAACCCAGTCAAACATGGCACTGCGGAACCACAAGGGATTCACAATGGCCACAACAAGTGCTGCCGCCACAGGCACAATCAGCACAGCCACGGTGATCCAATGAAAGGTCATTGCACGATAAAAACGGCCGCCGCCAGGCACCAGTTCAATTTCTTTACTCATGTTGCGTTTACCTTTGCTAAAAATTCGCGGCATGCGGCCTCGGTGCGTTTGGTCACCACCACCCGGCCACCCCAGAAGCCCACATACAGATTGCGGTGCTCCACAAACTTCACTTCACCGTCAGCACCAGTGTGCTTTTGACGAGCCGCTGGCTTTACAGGTGTTGCTTTTTTTGCAGGTGCTTTAGGCACTGCCACCACAACAGGCTTTGCTGCCACTGCCTTTGCAGGCACGGGCGCTGGCACTTTCAACGGCTGGTGCTCATAGCCATGTTTGGCATCGTAGCGGGCTATGGCTTTTTCATCCATGCCCCATGTGGCCAGCAGTCGTTTGACTTCTGTGCCGGGCAGTTGATTCCAATGTATGATAGGGTCAGTCCAGTTAGTCATGTTGGGCTCCTTGTTGCGATGTGTGTATTATAATGCCAGATCGAAAACCTGTCAAGTGTTCCATTGTGTTGTGTCTTCACAACACTCTTCCAGTCCCATGCATTCCAGCAACTCGTAACTGGCTTCGTCTTGCAAGTTCTGAGTCCAGATATACTTTAAGTCTTCAGCAAGATCTCTGGCAAAGCTCTTGCTGTTGAAGATCTTCTTCATCTTGACCTTGTCGGTAACTTTGAGCCCCTCGAGCCCATCAATCAACAATTCTTTAAGCTCTTTCTCTGTGAAGGTAACTGTAACTGTAATCTTGCTCATTTCAGGCTCCTTTGTTGTCTATGTGTGTATTATAGCAAAACGGTGATTTGGTGTCAACCGTTTTGCTTCACGCGAACGTCCGTGTTCAGCGCAGGTGCATACTTTTGTATTAACTCACGCTCCAACTTGTGTGCGGCATCTTTGCCACGCACAATGTCCACAATAGCCACGTTCATTGCTTCAGTGCCGTTTGCACGAATTGCTTCGTACAGGTTCCAGGCTTTGTCTTCTGTGCGGCTACGGTAGATATGCTTGTTAACACGGCTACGAAGCGACATCGTGATTGTGCGCTGGGTTTTTGCAGTAATACCAATGTAGTACTCAAATCCAATTTGGATACAGTACACTATGTGGCTGCGATCAGTACGTTTCTTTCTCATCATGTGTGTATTATAGCATTTCGGGCATTTTTGGTCAACCAAAATGCCTGTTGCAAAAATACAACAAAAGTACTACTTTTTAGGGTCGCAAAAAGTAGTACTTTTTGCTATTTTGGCTCAGGGGTACGAGTGTTGCTAAGTACCCACATGACGGTTGACTTATATCACAACATTTACACCAGCGAAGTATTTCAAAAAACACAATGCATATGGCATGAAAATATCATGATGGATTTTTTTCGTAGCCAATTGATTGGCCTTGGTTATACGCCTGCTAATGACAGCAGAAAAGTTTGGCGTCGCGGAGAACAAACTGTGGTGGTATGCCTGGCAGATGACTTTGCCACCTGTGGCCCAATGGACCAGATACTGCCCATGGCACAGATGTTTGATAGAAAAACTGTGGTGATCACAGACAATCAAGTTAATTCTCCCACACAGTATCAAGTGGCACAGTTGCCACAATCATATTTTGGAATTTATAACTATACACCGTCTATCACTGAATGGACCCCTGAGCGTAGATTTAGTTTTTCAGTCAATCGCATTGATACCAAACGCATGACATTGTTTCTTGAACTAATAACTCGTGCCACCAAGCCTGATCCTAGAAATTGTGGCGACATAGTGTATCCATTGTTGTTGGACCTTGATAGAGATTTTGTTAATTTTAATTGTTGGGCCTGGGGCAGTAGCAACGATTCAGCAGAGGCATTACAGCAAAATTTTACTGAGGCAATAGAATTTATTCCAGACAACCTCAAAAAAATATATCAAAAAACCCACAAAGAAATGTTGCCTAAAATGCCTTACCGCAATCACACCAAGACTCTTGAAGAATTGCATTCGCATGCCTGGATGAACATGATTGTGGAAACATATTCGGGTGATACTGTGATAGCACTCAGTGAAAAATTATTTAGAGCATTGGTCACACCAGTGCCGTGGATTGTGTATGGAGGCCGCTACACCGTAGCATATCTTCGACAAATGGGGTTTGATGTCATGGATGATTTAGTTGCTCACAATTATGATTATGAACTTGAAAAAGAAACTGGAGAATTTGGGGACAAGATGGTAGATTTTGTGCGTGAAGGACACGATGCTGTTGAACGGTTCAAGGCTATGCCCTGGAATGAATTGTGTCAACGCTGTGAACAAGCCGCACAGCATAACCAAAACTTGTTGGCACAAATGCAATCTAATTGGCCAAATGACTTTGCCAGGTGGCTTCCTGGCGTAATTGAAAAAATAAAATAATGTGTGGCGTGTTGTTTGTAAAAAGTCAGCGGCCTCTTGGCCTTGACCTACACCTACAGGCAGTTAACAAGATACATGCTCGTGGCCCAGACTTTACGCATTACCAACATCACAACAATATTTTTATAGCACAAACTGTGCTACACATCACAGGTGAAGATGAGTTTTATCACCAACTACGATCAGACTTCCTGGCCTACAATGGCGAAGTATACAACTATCGTTGGTTTGGCCGATACACTACAGACACAGAATTGGTTTATCGCACTGTGCGAGAACAGAACTACAAGAAGATTCCTTACTTTGAAGGACCTTGGGCGTGGGTGTATACTGATTTTGAGTCAGTGAGATTTGCCACTGATCCACAAGGCGAACGTTGTTTGTATCGATATCAAGATGATGACATTTTGATTGTGAGCAGTGAAGTGTCAGCAATCTTGTGCTATGTTCAGCCCCAAGTTCAAGTCGGCGCCTGGAGTCAAAAACATTGGCCCACCATACAGCGCACACCTTACCAGGGCATTGAACGCTGTGAGCCAGGTCGATTGTATACCGAAACTGATGCAAGTTTTCAACTTGACAGCATATTTGACTGGGGTCTCAATCCACAGTCCATGAGTGAATCGGAAGCACAAGAAGAATTTGATTGGATATTTGACAAAGTGATAGCGGACATGCGCCCCGCGGAACCAGCAGGTTTGACCTTTAGCGGCGGCGTGGACTCTGGTATCATACTGGCTGCCATGCCTGAGTTTGCAGGATTGTATACCACAGTGTGTGAAGGCAAAGACACTGTGAGCACAAGAATTAGAGAGTTCTTGACTGACCAGCAATGTCGACAACTTGTTGAGTTGCCTATGACTGAACGTGATTGGGCACAAGACTATATTGACATCATACAATGCACTCAAATGCCTGTGCAAAGTTGGAGTTTTGTAGGTCAATGGCATATTGCTCATCATTGTCAACAACGTATTTTGTTTACTGGCATAGCCGCTGATGAACTGTTTGGTGGATACGGTCAATACCAAAACATGCAATTTACTACAGACACATCTGCAAGTCCTTACAGTCGATTTGATCCATCAGACACAGCCAGCCAGCATATTTGGAATCAATGTGTGTCTGCGTCGCAAGGACATGCAGGTGCTGCCACCTTGCTAATGGATTATCTTGTGCAGATCACAGCAGTTGATGCACGAGGTGTGGATGCTATGACCATGGCACATAGTATAGAACCGCGGTCGCCTTTTATGCATCCCAAGATTATAAAGTTTGCTCTCAACTTGCCATGGCCGCTGCGGCAAGGTAAACCGTTGTTACAAAACAGATTTTTGCGGAAATGGTCCAAAGATTTGCTGTTGCCCAAACAAGGATTTGCAGGGCATTGCAACGACAGTTTGCCTTGGATGGGAGTAAATGTGCCTGCATCGCTTGATCGATCTGCACAGTGGAAGCAAATTCAATCAGTTACTTTTTTACAATATTGTGGTATTGATTCCAATCAACCAACACATCAAACCATTCAGGAGTAATGTTGATTCCTGGGTGTGCTCTAGCATAGGCCACAAAGGCTGCCACACAATCTGATTCGCTGGGTGTGACCCATCTGGTTTGGTCACTGTTGTATTCGTACCAATACATACCAAATGGTGCGGTAGGATCTGTCAGCCTAAAAGTAAACAACTGCCCAGGTCGCGCACCACACAATTTGGCAAACTGATCCAACGTGGTCACAGGTTCTAAATGCTGGTATTGATTGGCTCTGTTGACATGTGTACTTATGAATGCAGGCACAGTTTTAATTGTGGGTATGCGTTCCAAACATCGCAATCTGCTATCGCCGGTGCCGGGAATTAGTGTGCTGTCTTGGTCTAATAACAACCAAGGTTTCACAATGCCTTGTGCTCGGATATCATGAATCCAAAGATTTAGCTTGACCAAGTTGGCAATGTCGTAGTGGTTGCGTGGTTCGGCTGCAAATCCATCTATGCCGTCGTGATTGAGCCATTCCATGGCCCATCTACACAGTTCGCCAAGCCTTTGGTTTGTTGGTAAATTTTGAAATTCCGCATGTGGGTTCCAAAATAAACAATGTGCGCCATTATGCAGACTGTCTTGAACAGGATCTTGTGGACCAGGCCAGTGTGCTTCAACTAAGGGATTATTCCAGTACATAGATCTACTTAGTAAATACTCCTGTGAACTATGCTGAATTAATTGCTTACACTTTTCAACAGTTGGGCATAGACCTTATAGCCGAATACAACTGTTTTCAACCTCCTTACAACTCACAATCTGGATGGCCTTTGCGGTTACCTGACGTTGAATTTGGTCCACGCACCTTGGTATTGCTACACTTTCAAGATTTTGTTACTCCAGGGCTGGCAGAAATAGCACAAGTTGAAGCACACTATGGTCAGTATGCCAATCAGGTAGTGGTAACGTATTGGAGCCATGGTCTAGACCAGTTATACTCTGGACCTGTCAATCTCATTGAATTTAGCAATCACAATCTAGCAACCTGCCAATCAATTGCCAAAAGACAATCAGAGTGGCTGCCATACTTTGATCAACTGCGCACTATGTCGTGGCAATGTTTGAATGGTCGTGAATGCGCACACCGCCAGCGAGTGGCTGATGTTCTTCAAACGTGGCCTAATGGTATGTTAAGTTATGGCAATCAAATTGCATTACCTGAGTGGGCGTATTCAACATATCGTGGCACAGAAAACGATGAAAACTTTGTGCGACTATCACCATTATATTCTCAGTGTGCTGTAAACATTGTGACAGAAACACAATATGATGCCAGGCCAGGCATAGTTACTGAAAAAACTTTACAAGCAATGATTGCTGGACAGGTGCCTGTTGTGATTGGGCATCCAGGCATTGTGCAAGATTGTCAAGAACTAGGGTTTGATATGTTTGAAGATTTAGTAGACGTATCATATGATTGGTTGCCAAATGACCAACGAGCTGAGGCTGCCTTAGAACTCAATCAAGAGTTAATACTAGGCAATTGTGATCTCATACCATACCAACAAAGATTAAAACGTCAACAAGATTTTGTTCTTGATGCGTACCCTAAATGGATACAAGCAAACTTTGTGCGGCAAGCACAATCATGTGCGAGTAAGATACTTTAACCATTTTTCCAAGTCGTTGTACATGGCCAACATCACTGCCTGCCGGCTGCCAAACAAAACAATTTGCGGATTTTTGCCAATCTTAATGTAATAAGGACAATCTAATTTTTTGTCTAAAATTAACAAATGTCTAGCAATAGCAACTATGTTAGTAGGAACAGCAAATGAGTATGTTTCAAACTCCCATGTGCTCAAGGCCATGTATCCAGCATTAGTCAATCTCATGCCGCCACCTTCTCTAAAGTTCATCCACCATGACTTGCAGGCTTCGTCATAGGTAGGACGATCGTCCTCTGGAAGACCTGTCAATATCTGCTGAGTGATCGATTGTTTAGTTAGCATTGGGGTACACAGTATCCCCAGACTTTAATAGCACCACTGAAAACTTTGTGGTCTGAAACTGTGTGTTGAGTTTGCGAGCTAGATTTTTAGCATGCCCAGGATTGGAGAAACTGACCTTTTTATACTTAGGTCCTGGATACTGGGTAAGCATGTTTGAAGTTTTTAAGTTGATTGGTTTGTTATCATAAAAAACTGCCCACACGCCTTCCGAGGCCAACACTTGCTCGGTCTTGTAGGTTTGTTTGTTGGTGATTTCAATTAGCACCTGTGGCTTAGGTCTTGACATAGATAAACTCCGTGTTTATTTATCCCAATATCTATGTAGATTTAAAACTGCCACCTGACAAAACCACCTCAATTGGCTCATTTACAGTAGTGTGTTGTTGTCGTGATTGCTCTAGTGCCAATAACAGTTTGGTTATATCGCCGTGCAAGTCCTTGGCATCACGCATGAGCATAATAAGGTCTTTTTGACCACGGCTTTCTGCTGCCTTGATTGAGTCAATAAACCGATTGATGTGTAAACTCATCGCAGGTATTGTTTCAAGTTAGGTGGCTGCCAACCTTCAGGTTTGAGGATTTTGCCATCTTCTCTACGCAACACAACACCAGTGCCTGCATCTACTTTGGCCATGTTTGAGCCATGTACTTCCTTCCAGGCAGCTTCAACATCCACACCAATTGACCATAATGCACCAATTGTAACAACCAAAATGTCAATCAGTGCATCAACATCATCTTCACGAGTTGTTGAATCTTCTAGTTCTTGCACTTCCTCTTTGATAAGGGTGTGATACAATCGATACTGATCGACGTTTTCGATTCCAGTAGTTTGGCCTGATGCCAACATAAACATTTGATGGTCTTTAAATGGATTCATTTGCTTGCTCCTTTGTGTAAAATGGTCCTTGATACTTATAACGCTCTAACGCAATCAGTTTGGGATTACGCACGACTTTCCATGCACGATGCTGTTTTACAGTGTACCAACCGGCTGCAAACCACGATTTGGAATTTTCTTGCTTGGTAAACAATGGCAACTTCAGTCGCACATTCCACAATCCATTGTGGGCGTTGCATCCAGTTTCGTAACCGTGTACTGTGTCATTTGGTGATGGAGTTACAGTTTCTGGAGGTTCAAAAGTAATGTCAATCACCTCTCTAACCATGGGCATGGTTTTGTAACTGGACACTTGATTTTGTATTTTTACAACATACCCATCAGCACTGGCTTCGATGTTGCCAATCTTTTGATTGTTTTGTTTAAGAATCCAGTATTGATTGTCAATCACTGGTTTTGCTACGATCATTTTAACACTCCTTGATATGTTTGATTAAGCCAGCGACCAATTGGTTCAGCTTGGTCACTCAGCTTGGTAAGTTCATACTTGCCGCAGAACTTGAGAAAGTGTGCGCCCACCATGCCTGTGTCTTTGTTACTGATTTGTTCACAGATCACAGCATCCACTGTGTCTTTCACTTCTGGGGGCTGTGCTGTAAGATCAATCAGCGTGACATTGCGTTCGTAATCTGTCAGCACCTTGTGTTCAACCGCTTCGTGGTCAGACCAACGTTGCAACATGAGATTGTTCCACGAGTAGCCTTTTTTGTCACGATCCTCAAAGGCTTCTGTAAGTCCCACTTGATTCTTGGTGCCTTTCACACGCACACCTGGATAGGCCGAAAACACATTGTCGCCCGGATCGCCACGCATGCACTTCAAGAACAACACCCACTTTTGATAGTCAGGTGGAGTCACAAAGCTCCGGTCAGCTTTACCTACTTTGATCTTTGAATTGCTTTCGATTGTAAAACTCAATTGGTTGCCTTTGGCATCAGTTACGCCATCAACACTGAACAGGTGATCGTTTATGCCGTTGTAGAGTTGCACATTTGGCGCAACCAACTGAACGAAGTCTGAATCACTGCTGACAATAATATGTTCATCTTGGGGGTGTAGTGCAATCCAGCGGGCTATGACATCGTCCGCTTCTGCTGTTGCACAACGGATCACGCTACAATTTGTTTTCTCGGACAAGTATTTAGTCAGCTCATCATAGGTTTCCCAAAACAGTTTGTCTTCTTCTGCGTCAGTTTCACTCATAGCACCACGAGCTACAGCACGATTGGCTTTGTAGGGCTTGTAGTGATCTTTACGCCAGCTACGCCCTTCTAGTGCGAAAACCACATGATCTACACCAAAACGCCGAGCTACCTTGTTGGCGCTCATCATAGTCAAGTGTAGTGCAAAGCCCAATTTAGTCCATGTGTCACTGGCCCTGTGTGCCGAATGGCGGGCGCGGAAGAACATGTTAGCAGTATCAATCAGTAGATATTTCATCAAAGCGGTCCAGAAGTTTGTGTTGCTTCATATAGTGTAACACATATTCCGACCAAAATCTATGGCCATTGGCTCCAAAGTGATAACTTTTGGGATTCACATGCTCGAATCCGTTGTTTTTTAGTACAGCGTCCCAACTATGCTCTCTTGAGTAGGGCTGGATATAGTGATTTTGCCAATCTCTCTGATTTGGTATATCACTGAATGTGCTGTTGCCGCTGTAGAAAAGATGTCGTACATTGAGATCTTTTAGCTTACAATGCAGGTGCCAAATTTTGTTGTGCCATTCATCTGTTTTTTGAGTCCAATTCACATCCAAAATGTACTGACGATAGCGTGATTCAAGCTCTGGTGGCACCATGTCTACACCACTGGCATTTACTTGATAGTGTCGGCCTTCAAACACCCATTCTTCTCGTTCCCATGTGGTCCATTGAATTACCATCACAGTATCATACAAGCGGCTATAGTTGTTGTGGATCCAATCTGTGGTAGTGCGCAGTATACGATCATTGCTGGCTGCTGTTTCGGCATCACAGTAAAATTCAGTGTTGAGCATTCGGCTCAAGTGCCGGCCCCAGCTGGCTTCCAAGTTGATTGGATGTGGTCTGCGGTCAATGCCATATCTACCATCATCTACAGCAAACACATCGGGCACCACCGCTTCAGCAGCCGCTGTGTGGCTGCATCCATTTACATATAATATCATTTTTGTAGTAACACTTTTTCTGTTTCGGCAGCCACCACACGCTTGCGCAGGCTTGAGCTTGAGAACGAATGATCTCGGCCGTTGAACACAATTTCGATGCCGCGGTCATAGCATTCGTCACGACCGGTAAAATCTTTGTCGCAGTATTCCACGCCCAGTACACGAACATCCAATGGCAGGATCAACAAAAGATCACGGAGATCTTGTTCAGTTTGATACACAACAACTTCGTCCACATAACGGCATGCGGCCAATTGTATTTGTCGCTCAACAATACTTTGTATAGGGCGATTTTTAGTTTCAGGTCTATCAATAGTTGGGTCTGTTTGTAATCCACAAATCAAGTAATCACAATGATTCTTGGCTTCTGAGAGCATGGCAATGTGACCAGCGTGGAGCATGTCAAAGGTTGAGAAAGTGATGCCAATTTTCTTGCCATCGGATTTGAGTTGTTTGATGTGATTGAATATCATCCGATCTCACTCCGTCCATCTCCAAGGTCACGCTTTTGTACATACATGCCAGAATTCTTAATGGCCTGCTCTTGTTCCCATGTTTCCATCACAACGTGTCGGCAGACATTTTGGAACCACCGATCCACAATCTCTCCATCTGAGTCTGTGGGTTTCATCATGTAGCCAGCCTTGACCAAGCGAGCCACAAAGATTTCATTCCAGTCTAGTTCAAACGCACCTTGATGCAAGTTGTTGGGATCCACATCCATACGCAATACACTAACCCAAGGCTCACTAGCTTCGGTAGCAATTTGCTTTTCGGACTTTACTGGTGCCTTAACCTCCGGCATAGGTGGAGTCTTGCTAACTTCTGGCAGTTCACGCTTGGTGACTTTTTTCTTTTTCTTTAACCAATCAAACATTTCAAATACTCCATCAAGATACATTATATTCACCGTTGTTCACAGTTTTAATACCGCCACTAGTGGCAACTCTATCTACTTTTGTCACAGTAAAGTTCTCAACATAATTTTTTTGACACCACTCAATGTATTGATCAGTGTGTCCTGTAACTTGTAAAATTAACTTTTCTTGATTGATATTTAGACTGAACTGGTCTATTGGAAAATTTTTACCAAGTAAAATTTGTAAGTCTGTTTGATTATGCAGGTGTCCGTTGACTCTTACAAGTTGTTTGACTCTTCCAATGAATTTAAAATCAGTGTCACTAACAAATTCTACATGGTCGCCAGTTTTTATAATGTTATTGTTGTCTGTGATTGTTAATTGTCCGTTATCGGCAAACTTCAAGTCTGGACGGCAAATTTTAAATTCGTTAGGACGGGCAATGGTTGTAAGTTTTCTAATGGCTAATGGAGGCAAACATTCAGTTAACCCATAGATATCGTATATGGTTGCATCAGGTGCGTGGGTCAACAGATAGTCAGCAGTTTCGTCATCAATTTTGGATCCACCTACTGTAATTTTTTTAATGTTAGGAGTCAGTTTGAAGTAGTCACGCATGATCGGAAACCATTGACAATGTGTAGCTCGGGTTACTACCCTTGGCCATTCCTGTGCATTAACAAACATAATCTCACTGGCACTAAACAATGCAGGCAAAATTGCAGTGGTATGCACTCCTCGATGAGTCATTTCATGTGAAAATAAACATACATCATCACAGCTAAAATATTGATCTATTGCTGTTTGAACTGCCGCTCCTTCATGACTTGCTTTGGTGATAACAGATTTCTTGGTACTAGTTGATCCAGATGTGTAACTAAAAATTAAATGATCGTCCGCTAACTCAAATACTAAATCATCATGCTCTTGATGTCGACCCATTGCTAGTCCGTGCAAAAAATAATCAGTGCAATCAATATCTAGCTTGGATTCAATTGATGCAAAAGGTTCACCTAAGATTATTCTTGCTTGACATGGTGTTCGGTCATTACCTACATTGTGACTATCAATGCAAGTAAACGGCATTTTGATTTTGTAAAGTGCTAGATAGCAACAAATGCTAGAAAAAGTAATTACTCCGTGTGCAACACCAAGTGGCATCCCGTGATTGGCATTATATTTTGAATTTAGATATTTGACCCAATAGCTTACACCACAAGCAAGATCATCACGACTATACCAATTCCTATGGAATATCTTAATATCAGACTTACATTCAAAACGCATAATTAATTCTATGTACGAAAGAAATCATATTTACAATTCTCGCAAAGGATGGGCACGACACACTGTATTTGCTGTCTGGGCCGGAATAGTACTAATCTTTGCAGGCATATTAAGTATCATCCATGCATTCATACCAAACTTATTTCCGTATATGAGTGAAAACATAATAAAAAAACTTTTGATTCAAAGCGAACGCCTGCGTAATTAATCACTTGCCCCACCCATTACCCCAAAGATCCACATGCAATCTTGGGCTATAGTTGTAACCACGAGCAAGTGCCCAATCAGCCACATTCACTCGGTTGCGTTCGTATGGGGTGACCACGCCACCTTGTGGCATCACATAAGTAACACCACGGAAACCTGCTTCACGATATGCAGACACAGCACGATCAACTTCTTCAAAGTGTGCCAGTGTTTCTACCACAAACTTCAAATATACTGTGCCATGCATTTGATAGTCTGCTATGATCTCTGGCTTGATAGCGTCGTTCCATAATTCGCCCGATGCTGACAGTTTGGGACTTACCGAAAAAGTAATTTCTCGTGTGGGCATAGCACCTAGTGCAGGGCGGCGCCACTCGTGCAAAAATGTTCGAAATGCTGGCTGTAACTTTTGGGTGCCATTGGTTTCAAAGGTGATATTCTTCAAATCACTCATGGCATCTTGACTCAGCAGTTCTTCATAACCACGCTGCCAGCCCAGCAATGGTTCACCACCTGTGATCACAAGATGCACATCATTGCCATTGTCTTGTTGCCACCGATGGTTGGGTGTAAGAGCCAGCATCTTTGAGATCAGTTCATCGTGTGTGAGTGTGTGACTCAGGTCCTTGAATGCAGGATGCCAACTGGCATACGAGTCGCATCCTGTATTAACAAGAGGAAGCTGTTCAAAAGTCTTGTAGAGATGGATTGACTTGGCCACTTCGTCTGCTTCGGTGCTCTTATGGCCGGGAGCGCATCCAAACCCCGCGCATGTAAAGTTGCAGCCGAAGGTTCGTAAGAACACAGAAGGAACTCCAACAAATCGTCCTTCGCCCTGTGCAGAGTAAAATAGTTCACTGACTTTTAATTTCATAAATTTTTCCAAAGAGTTTTGTGTGGTGAAGTTTGAGTTGATAACAAAGGTTGATCTGCATAAAAATATGAGTTGAAACTGACTCGTGTAAAATCTTGATTATTTCTTGATACACCGTGTGGAGAATTTTCACTGGTTTTAAAAATCACACACCTATTGAACACTGGTTCCACTGTTACTTCTACTGTGTCGCTTTGCGGATCAATCAAATGTAAGTGTCCGCCTAAGTGGGATTCATAGTTGTAGTTGAGATACAAAATTGCATTGATCACCCGATATTGTTCGGTGTTGCTGGAGTAATTGAAATCACAATGATATCTAAGAAAAGTACCCGGAGGACTAAAAGTTACGCCACCGCCATCAAATGTAGGATCAGGATGCAACTCTTGTTCAAAGTCAAAGTGTTTGGCAATCACAGTTGACAATCCAGCAGAACCAAATACACCCAACAAAAATTTCAAATGTGGATTACCAGTTTCTTGACCAAATTGATATTTGGTTCCGTTGTCTGGATGATCGTAAATTTGTGTTTGTTGTTCGGTCTTGATCCGCATCACACCTTGATAAAACTCTTGTGCATTAGAAATTGGTAAAAAGTTGTCAACAATCACATGTTCAAACGGATAAGTGTTGATAACACTTTTGTTGATTTGTGATGTTGTGTGTTCTAACCAATTGTCTAACATGTTATATCTTTCTTGCCTTGGCCAATAGATGCCATCCCAAATATTCTCTCACTGCTTCACGCATAGCATCGGGCATGGCTTCAAACCAAGGCTCAAGTTCATATCTTCCTTGTTTGTATGCATCTACATTGTACATGAAACAATGGTCTTGACGCAACCTCAAAAGTTCAAATCGTTTACCTAATAAGTCAAAGATGTCATCTTTGGTGTAACTCTTTGCATACGGGCATCCAGCTTGTGCTTCGTACTGATCTAGGCCTTTTTGGATCATGGCCTGCTTCCAACTGTGTTTGGCATACACCATGAATCTAAACTCTCCACCAGGTTTGAGCACATGATGAATGTTATCAATGATTCTATCTATAGCAGGAAAGTGATGAATCACTCCATAACTGTACACACAATCAAAGTCAGGCAAGTTTTCATATACCTTGGGATCACTGGCATCGCCGCAAATAAAAGTGCCTTCTAGCCCTTCTACTTCAAAGCGTTTTTTGGCCAACTTGATACTTTCTTCACTGTAATCAATGGCCCAGTATTCTGCACCATGTCTTGCAAACTCAGCACCATCAGATCCAATGCCGGGTCCAATTTCCAACACACGGCGACCTTGCCATAGATGAAACCCAGCAAATTCTGCAATGTGCGGTTCAACACGGTATCTACGTGCTGATACTTCTTGGAAAAAATTCAAAGTACCAACTTCACTTTGACCGTGTCTGACGTTACATGGTTGATTGTTCCAGTACCGTTGAATGCGTTCCTCTAAAGTTTCAGGCATTGTCTGTTGCTCCTTGTGACACCGGTATTATGGCCACCCCCGATGGCACTTGCATGGAAAATTGAACCATTTGTTTGTTGATGTCATTGGCCGCAAGTTTTTCCCAAGGGTCTTGTTTGCCAAGTTTGACATTTTCCCAGAAACTTGTATCAATGCCTTGGGCTTTCAAATAAGCAGCCAGTTTATCAGTGTCTGCCATTCTACGTTGTTGCCAACTGATATGATGGAAGTCACCGGGATTGTTGGGATTGCCTTCTGGTTGATTTGCTGGCCCACCTTCTTTGAAAGTGCGATCATTGTTGTTACCAGTCAAGTCAAAGCGATCATGCAGTACATCTACAGGAATTCTTTCCCAGATGTCTAACATGTAAGCAGTTTGACTCAGCCATGCATCTGAAATAGGATGCGGACTCAGATATCCCATGACTTCGTACCATTTGTAAGGTGCAATGGGAAAAATACTGTAAGGATGATCATGATGAGTATGCACAGCCAGTAATTTGAATTGGCTGTTGTATTTTTTAATCTCGGTGTCCCACCCTTGAGTCTGCATCACAGCATCGTCGTTCCAGAAAGCCAACCACTCTGCACTGGAATTTTTTGCCAGTTCATTGACATAAAGATTTAGTCTTGGGTAACCCAAAGGTTCAAAACTCAGTGCAGAGTATGCCACGTCGCGTTCGTCTAACCAAGGCTGCAAGTGTTCTGAAAAATATTCAGTCCCAACTTGGTCATCGTTGTCAAATCCCAAAAGAATTTGAACCTTGCTGATATCATCAGCTAGATCTACCAGGCTTTTGATACTGCGTTCAAGCATGGTGGTACGCCCACGAGTGGGCATGATTATGGATATATCAAACTCGTGTTTCATCATTGACAATTTTCTTTTGCAGTTGATTCAACAACAAACCATAAGCAGGCAGGATAACCACAAGACTTACGATAATTTTGCTAATTGAATTATTGGTTGCAACAATGTGCCAGTTAGCAGCCATGAATTCATTTGCACCGTATGCAAACGCTGTGAAGAAGAACACATAGGTATCAAAAAACGTGCTAACAATGGAACTCAATGCAGGTGCGATCCACCAGGTAGCATACTTTTCACGAATGTATTGGAAAACATAAACATCCAACAAGTTGCTGATGAAGTAGGCACAACCGCTGCCAAGACCAATGCGGAAGGCCACTGAGTCAGGTGCACCGCCTAGCTTGACCACTAGCATTGACACAATGATAGCAGGAATGAATGCCAAGGCAATCACAGCACGACCAGTTTGTTTGCCTAACATTCGCACAGTCAAGTCGGTTAACACAACCACTAGTGGAAATGTAAACGCGGCCGCTGCCAATGGTGCACCAAACACTGAGAATTTGAATTGCACAATATAGTTGCTGATAGCAATAATAATGACATGTGCCAGCATGAGCTTGTAGGCCAATGCACGGTCAACGCCATTTAAGATTCGATCTAACATGATTTTTCCTTTTGTATTAAACGAATAGATCTTCCATCCATTCGCGATGACCTTCTCTGAAAGCCATGTTGCTCTGTGTTTCGCGTACTTCTACACGATAGCACCAGAGACGCTCTGCTTCACCCGGTCCCCACATGTCCGGAATGTAAACACCGTTGACATACTTATAAAGCATGTCAGCCAGCCCCTCACAACCCAGTCGTGGCAAGATTGTGAGTTTGGCCATTTTCTTTTCTTGTAGTAG